AGATCGTGCTGGCCGCTGGCCAACTTCCAGCACAGCGCCAGCAAGCCGACCTGAAACAAGATCGACAGAGTGAACACCACCAAAAGCACCAGCCAAGGAATCGCGATCGGCAGCGCCGTCAGAATCTCAGCGAAGTGGGTCAAAGCCTGATACTCCTGTCACGCAAACTGTAGCGTGATTCCGTATTGAGACATCACGGCCTGCAGCGCGGCTGTAGTTTGCTTCCCGTTAATGTCGGTTGGCCAAGGCGGGCATCCGCCATTTCTGGCGGTAAATGCTAGGAACCCTGAATCGTAATGATAAACTAACGCGTTGCGGGCACTTGCATAGATGCGCCCGTCGCTTGCTAACCAATACCAATCGAGCGGATTGTACAGTCCCGGATCAATGAAGACTGTCATGGTTGGTAGTTGCCCAATGCTGCGACGGTCCCCGCGACAGTGCCGGGGAAATAGTTGACTCCAAGGCCCGCCTGCACGATCGAACCAAGTGGGTCGGCGCTATATCTTTTCCCGCTTACAAAGGCCGCGCCCGTGAACGCTGGTTGCCAAGCCGGTGAAGTGATGACGTACACCGAACCACCCGCAGAAGCGTCCGCCATTGCGTTAGCGACAGATATCGGACCGGAGATAGTTTGGTTGCCGCCTCCTAGATTCTGGGTGCTGAGGATGACGGTCCCACCGAATGAAGCCCAATAGCCAATGTAACAACTGCCGCTGAACGTATGAGTGCCCACATTGACGGTGGCTCCATATGCCCCCGTTAACACTCCGCCCCCGATGGTGTTGCTGACGGTGTTCTGGTTGTTGATGGTAGCACCGGCCGCCGCTATCAGACCATGATACGGATAGACGCCGCTGTTCTGCAGTGTGAGGTTCTTTACGGTTAGCGTGTTCGGGCCTATCACCTCGATGCAGTTATTGTTACCCGAGTTGACGGTGACACTGGCTGCAACCAGGCCGTCGATGATGACATTCGGGCCAGCCCACGACGGCGTCAGGACGAACTCATTATAGGTGCCAGGCTCGACGACAACCGTGATAGTGAACTGGCTCGGCGCGTATGACCACGCCAGATTGATACCCGCCTGGATATGCTGCAGGGCGTGGCCCGAGGTGTTTGAAATACCGTCGTTGGCGTCGTTGCCAAGCGCCCCGTTGACGAAAATCTGGATGTTTGCGGAAGGTTTTCGGAAGGTGAGACTGCTTGTGTTGACGATCTGGTACTGCGTGCCATCATATTCCAGTATCAACACTTCACCGGCGACAAATACTCCGTTAGGAGGATTCGCCAAGTCACCGGTGAGAACATTTTTCAAACCTAGACCATTGCAGTTGATCGTGCAGGCACCTGTGATGGTGTTGGCCAGTTTGATCGCAATAGTGAGACCGGCAACCTGCGTGCCTACAGTTATGGCGGGACTGTAAGTGCCGATCAGCGCATTTTGCGTGCCGCTGTCTGCGATATAGGGAATGCCAGCTTGGGTAACCGTATTGGTGTTGGTGCCGGTTCCCAGATAGCCCGTCATCTGGAAATTGGTGCCGTCAAAAGTCAGCCGGATCATGCTGCCGGAAATAATATCGTTCGCCGCCAGGGCGATAACATTGCCTCGTTTGATAGGTACGACCCCGAGGCCATTCACGTTGATGGTGCTGGCGAGAGTGTTGGTATTGAGCGCCTTGAACACCACCTCCATGCCAGCAACATAGCTTGTTGGGATAGCTTGGCCTGCCACGAATGTAATCACATATGCGTTCGCCACACCGCTATCGATGCCGGCGTAAACCCACGCTCCATTTAATACGTTAAGCGGGACCGACGGCAGCGTCGGGAAGAACGGCGCGCTCGCCACCTGGGCGATATTGGGCGAGGTGATCTGGGTCTGGCCGTTCGCAACCGTGACGGCATAGAGACCGACATAACCAGCATCTGGCGCTGGCGTAGTTTGGGTGCCAGTCGTCGCCGCAACACCTGCCTTCAATGCGATGACGCACGGACAGGTCCGTGTCGTAAAATTAGATGAGCCTGAATTGGAGGGTCCAGAATAAGGCTGGGTTGGTATTGCGGAGTTATAATAACTCAGTGCCGTTTGGCCGGCATCGACGTCATTCAATATCGCTTCGACCAAGAATACCTGCGAGAACCCAGCGGTGCCCGGCGGCGTTATCGTTAGTACGATCGGAGCATTGAGTATGCCCTGCTTCATGATGTTGGTGCTGTCGGTGCCGAGATCGCCGTAGGCTGACTGATCGGTCGGGTCCATCTGGTAGATGGCACCCACGCCGATATTCACATGCAGGTCGGCTGTCGGAGATGTCGGCGTACAGGCTAGGCCTGAGACCACAGTGTTAGTGCCTAGAATCGACCGGTTCTGGTGAGCATTGGCCAGCAATGCAAACTTGTTGGTGTTCAGAACATCGGTGGTCTGCAGCAGCGCACCGTCATAGACAATTACCCGATCCATCTCGGTTCTTTCCCATTAAAAAACCCGCCTCGCGGCGGGCACTTTGGAAGATTCGATGAGCTACTTGTGACTTACTGAATCCTATAACCGAAGACAGAACTGTCCTTAGAATTGCCGGTTGAATTAAAAATTATTTTCCCGCTGGTCGAGGTTGGTTCACGGCAACTGATCCTGATATTTGCTGCGGGGCTGGCGATAAACCCCGAAAGAGCAACATTTAAACTAAATCCTGCCGACCCGGTCGTAACATTGGCGCTGCTAATGACTGTCGTGCCATCCCAAAGTTTGCACCAAAAGGTGAACGCGCCGCTCGCGTCCGATACTGTCACTTGCCCGGATGCCCACCATGTGCCGGTCGTACCCTGCGCCATACTCGGGCCGTCGAAATAGAGTGTCGTGTTGTTCAATGCGACATCGGCGCCGAGGACATTGGTGGCAGTCGTCAGATTGACAGCGCAGGTGCCAGTTGTCGTGAACGTGCCGCCACTCAGGCCTGTACCGCAAGTCACGCTGGTGACGCTGCCGGAGCCGCCGCCGACATTGCAGGACCACAGATGGGTGGTGGTCGAGTATTGGAGCGCGCCGGTGCTGCAGTTTGGTATCGCGGTCGCCGATAACGTAGTGCTGCCCCAATAACCTAGATTGGTATCCAGACTTCCGGTCGGCATATTGGCGAACGGCAATGCACCGGTTACGCCGCCATTGACGTTGCCGGCGGCCAGATTGACCGCCGCATATCTAGCCCCAGCCAAGGTACCACTGCCGATGTTGGTGGCATTGGTGGTGTCGGTCGTGGCCGAGGCGACAAACGGAACGTTATTTACTTTCAGGCAGGTGATGACACCAGTATTGGTGATGGTGCAGTCACCTGATATGACCGCTGCCGCAGGAATATTGGAGCCGTTGCCAACGTAGACCGAAGCCGATGCCAAAGCCAAACGAGAAAGATTTAGCGTACCTGAAGTGATATTCGATGCGTTGGTTGTGTCGGTGGTCGCTGATGCCGCTAACGACACCCCGTTGACCTTAGTGCAAACGATCGACGGCGGCGAAGCGATGGTGCAATCACCTGTCACTTTTCCCAAAATCTGGTACGGAGTGACTGATAATACGGTGCCTGCCTGCACCCCTACGATTTTCTCTACTCCCGTGAGCGATGACATCACCCCCAATCCCAACACATAGGTCGCGAATGGTTCGGTCTGGGCAAAAGCCGGACTGCCACCCAGCGCGCTCAGCAATGCCAGGATGATTAATTTTTTCATTTGTTCTATCTGGATGTGAGTTCAGCGCCAGCATCACCGGTCAGGATAATGCCGGCCTCCGACGTCAGAACATCTGTGGGAGTCTGGAATGCTACCCAGCAAGTGGTGCCGGTGGGCTTGGTCTTGTTGATGAGGTCGTAGATCATCGCGTCGGTTACACCCCATAATTCCGAACTCGGGCCGACATATTCGATGTTACCTACTCCGTAACCACCAGGAGCATTGCCATAACCGACGACGCTCGGCACGCCGCTACCAAAACCGCGGACGATTTGAATAAAGACCTGACCTGGTAGATTCATGTTACCATAGCCGCCGCGCCCGACGTTATACCCCATCGATCCGTACTGGTTAGGGGCGCGAGCCCCACCAGGGGCGCTATAGGCACCGGTGTCGAATGTATTCCATGGCTCAAACACCATAGGCACATTGCCACCGGTTATCGTTGTGATGGCATTGACCATTCCCGGACGTGTGACACGTTCCTGCAGAATGGTGGCTCGGATCAAGGCTCTGAAAACATTGTCCTCGGCGTTGTTGCGCGTCAGAAACAGACCAAGAAAATCATAGGCGAAGATATCGAGCCAGATGCCATAGGCGCTCGCGAGCCTGGTC